TTCCCCAGTATCCCCGACGTAATCCGTCATCTCCGCGTGGAGCTGGTCGTAGTAGAGGTATAAGCGCGTATCAAGTCCGGGATCGATCCGGGGCACCCGCACCCAGAGATACGCCGTCTGCGTGGCCGTGCTCCACTCCTTGATCTCGACGTAGCATGGCGTGATGCCGTCGCCCGCCGTGACACATATCCGTTTCCGGTTTGCGTCGCTCCCGAGCGCAACGAACACTTTCGAGACATCGGCGGCGGTCTTGCCGGAGGCGCCGGAGAGTTTCACCATAACTGGAAAATCTTCCAGCACCCCCGTAACGCTCCCGGCGGGGATGGTGAGCATAACCGGCTCGTTCGCCCATCCCGACAACCGCCCGGCCTTGACCTCGTATACCGCGAGCGGGTAGGGGTTGCTCACGCGATCTCATCCTCCGGTATCAGTTCGCAAGGCTGCGGCGGCATGTCGTCGTGATGACAGACGTGCAGGCGGGCGGTAGAATCCTCCACCGTCCACCCGCCCCCGGCACGGAGCGCGGCGATCCGGTTGAGGATCTCCGGCCCGGTCTCGTCGCCGACCTCCACCCGGATCTGCTCCTGCGGCTCCCCATTTATGATCTGTTCTTCGGTCTGCTCCTTCAAGATCTCGATAAATCTCCTCGTCATCTCACACCCCCGTATAGCGCGGCGAATACTGGATCAGCACCTTCGCGTCGCCGCCTGAATCCGCGTAGGTCAGGGTATTCGACCCCGGCTGCATCTGCCAAAACCCCGATCCCGGCTGCACCGCGCTCATGGCGTTAGTCCCGTCATGGAGCCGACAGGACGCCGCGCCGAACGTGGTCTCGATCTCAACCCAGCCACCGGCTACCAGATCGAGCGTCAACCCGATACTCTCGCCGGTGGTCGTGTTGGTGATTACCGGGTTGGTCGCCGGGCCGGTGACCCGGATCCGCACCGGGCTCTCAACGTCGCCCGGGTTGTCAATCGTGACGGTCGGGCTGACGAACGCGAAATGAGTCGGGAACGCGGTTGGGAATACAAGCCCGCCGACAACGCCCTGCAGGTGCTGCGAGTGCTCGTCCTCGAACCAGCACGGATCGGAGGCGGTGAGATCGACGGTGACGGACTGCCAGGTGGGACCGGTCGCCGATCCGCCTGGGAACGCGGGCGAGGCGCCCTCGACGACGCACCTGAGGCTGAACGCATGATCTCCCTGGATCCAGACCAATCGTCCCTCACCATCTACCGGGGAGAACGCTTTGGCGATCGCCCGTCGCCGCTGATAGAGATCGGTCTCGTCAGCTGCCCGGATCACAAATGTGATCGATAGCGCCCGGGGCACGAGTAGTGCCGCGAGGAATGTTGACCCATGTTGATACGGTGCCTGCACGGTCTGCAGGTCGCACCCCGACCCGCCGAACCCCGAACTCGTGATATAGATATACGGGGGGTCGCGGACGATCGCGTCCTCGTCCCGGATATCAATCACCGACCCGTTGGCACCATACCACCGCAGATGCATCAGAGCACCCCCTGGAGTGCGGCATCACGGAGACCGCGTTCGGTTGCTGCCTGCACTTCGCCGGCGGTCTGTGTCTGTGTGTAGATGTTCTGGTTCAGGGTCACTGATACTCCACCTCCACCCACGGTGGCAGCGGTTGGTATGTTTATCCCGGTTCCTGAGGTGGCTGAGGTCGCACCAGCGTCTGGTGCCGATCCATTGGTGGTTGCAGCGGTAGTGGTTTGGTCGAACGCTGGTGAGGCATAAGATGGGACCTGGATGTTTACGGTCGGGATCTGTGGTAGTCCGCCTTTCGGGTTTCCATCCGCATCATACTCGACGTGATATGTGCGGGCGATTGCCGGGTTGTTGTTGACGTACTCGACATACTCTTTCCAGTTCTGCGACTTGACCTCAAGCGCTTCGTTTTCGATCTGGTTCATCAGGTTCTCGTGCGCGATCTGTGCCTCTTCGCGGGCCTGTAGCGCAACATCGAGCTTCTGCTGTTCCTCTTCGAGCAACTTTCCGATCTCGTCGAGCCTGTTCTGTGCGCTGGAGATGCTCTCGCCATCGAGTTCTGTCTCGATCTCGGTCTTCTCCTCCTTGACCGTTTGTGATTCTATGAGGGCGTCCTGGTATCGATCCTCCGCGTCGGCGACGTCGAGCACCGCCTCCCGGTGTCGGAGTTTGAGATCGACCAGATCGCGTTCGGCACGGGCCCTGTCGTCGGCGTCTTCAAACGTGGCCGTCCGGATCTCCAGTTCTTTCTCCTTGATCTCTTTTTCGAGATCGGCAAGTGTCTGGCGTGCACGGATGGTCCGGATCTCTGCTCGTTCGACATCCCTCTCCGCCGTCTCGATCTCCTTGTCGATCCCCAGAGCGCGGTCGATCGTATCTTTGAGGTCATTATACTCTTTCTGAAGATCGGAGACCGTCCTCTGATGGCCCGATACCGCTTTACTCGCCTGATCATATGCGATCTTGGCACCATCGGCCAGCCTGCGGGTCGCCAGCTCGGTTTCGCGGATCACGCGGGCCTTCTCGATCTCAGCGATTTCGAGTTCTTTTGCAGCGATGATAGCGTCTTTTTGCGACTGTGTGAGACCATCGATCGCGCTGGTCTGCCGCTGTGCCGCTTCGGTTGCATTGCGGAACTCACCGACGAGCTCGCCCGTAGCGAGCTTCTGCCAGTTTGTTTCCTGTGTTGCCCGGCGTGTTGCCGCCGTTTGTCGTTCGGTGACAGGAGTATACTGCGACCGGATCACCGATATCTGGTTCCGGAGTTCTCGTTCCATCTCACGGAGTGCGTCGATCTCGTCTTCGATCGTTTCCGTTGTCTTCTCCGTGAGATCCTGTATATCCTTCAGGCTTTCGCCATATTCCTGTGTTGCATCTGTTGCGTCTCGTGTCGATGTAATGAGTGGCAGCAGCACTGCTCCCAGCGTAGTGACGCCGATGATCGCAAGCCCGATGGGGTTGGCCATGATAGCCGCGCTGAATCCCTTGGTGGCGATCGTTGCGGCGATCGTGCTCGCCTGGTATGTCCGGTAAAGAGAGATTAACGATCCGACCGAGCCGGCAAGCGTACCGAGTCCCCAGATGACCGGACCGGTTGCAGCGGCGAGGAGTCCGGTGGTGACGATGACGCGCTGGGTACCCTCATCAAACCCGGAGAGCCACGCGATCCCCCCCCGCACCGTCGAGATGAGGTCCTGGGCGAGCGGAAGGAGCACCTGCCCGAACTCTTCCCCGAGTTCTTTCCCGTCGGCAACTAACGCCTTCATTTGATTGGAAAAGGAGTCGGCGGTCCGGGCCGCGTCGCCCTGGGCGCCGGTCGTGGCCCGCATGATGATGTTGAGCCGGGCCTGTGCCTTCTCGGCGTCCGTGGCTGCTTTAGTTCCGCCAGAGATGCCCATCGTGAGGAGTTCCTGCTCGACCTTGGCCTCATTGATGACCACACCGAACCGCTTCATCGGCTCGTATTCGCCAGTTATGGCCGACCGCAAGGCATTGAACGCCTCGATGTCGGCGGCGTTGTGGAACGACGCCATGTCAATGGAGAGCTGCGTGATCGTCTCCGAGAACTTCGCGCCCTCCTCCTCGACGAGTCCCATCGCTTTGACGATACTCCCGCTCGTGGCGAGCATGTCCTGCAGATCAGTGGTCGCCCGACCCACAGAGTTGCCGTAGGAGTCGGCCCACGCTTCGACGTCCTCGGACATCGCGCCGAAGACCTGCTCGAACTTGGACTGCGTCTCGGCAGCGTCGCCGGCGAGCTTTACCATCCCCGCTCCGGCGAGGGCGAGTGGGGCGGTCACTTTCAGCGTCAGGTCGGAGCCGATGCTCGTGAGGCGCGACCCGATGGTCTTGAGGTTGCCTTCAAACCCTTCGGTGCGTTTGACAGCCTCGTCATACGCCCGTGTCAGACCCGCAACATCGCCGACAATCTCGACGACGAGTTTCCCTGCGCTTGTTTCACCGACCATCTATGTCCTCCTGACCTGGAATATCTGTTCGATCGCCGCCGCATCCGGAGCGTCGTCCGCCCCCGGGGCGGCGGTAGGTGCCGGTGCGAGGGTCGGCCGTCGCATCATCTCTCTTTCTTCGGCGTAGGCGTCATACATGAGCACCTGCGACCACGACAGGCGATCGAGGCAGTAGTCCGGCGTCCACCCGTAGACTCTGCAGAGCCGGGCGACGATCCGGCCTGCCTCGATTACGGGTTTTTTTCCTCCTCCTCCTGATCGGAGTCACGCTTGCCGCCACCCCATCGGCGGAATGCCTGCGCAAGGACCACGTTCGTCAGCCCGGCGAGCTGCGGCCGGGTCAATTTCGTCTCCAGCCACTCAGCGGTGATCCGGGGGTTGGACTGTTGGCAGATGGCAGCGATCGCAGGGATCATTTCATCATCGGGGATCTTGTCCCATCCGCCGTGCGTCTGCGTCGCCTGCGTCAGGAGCAGTGTGTCCCGGGCAGGGACAATAGTGAGATCGATCTCTTCGATATCGTCACCATTACCGATTCGGACGATGACCTGCTCTGGAGAGAGGGTGGAGAGGTCGTGGATCACGACCATGCTCACACCGCCTGTTCGTCGTAGATCTGGATGACGTTCTCTCCATCGTCGAGCGTCGTATCGGGGCGTGCCGTCAGGGTGATTGGGATACCGGCAGGTTCACCGCCCATATCCGGCGAGAATGTGTGTTCAAAGCTCGACGTCATTTTCGCCTTGAACAGCCGATACCGGTACTTCTTGCCGGCCGCGTTGGTGTTGGTCATCTGCACGGCGATATATTTCGGAGTGGATCCCTTGCCGCCGAGCTTGATCGACTGTGACGCAACTGGCGTATAGCCGTAGGTGATTGTTAGCACCTGGGCGGCCGTGGTGACCGTAACCGAGTCGAGCACGATGATGCCCGTCACGCCCTTCTCATCAGTGATCACCATGTAGTCGGTGTCGAGCGTCAGCGGGCCATCTTCCGTGCCAGAGACCGATGCGATGCTCGCGCTCGGCTGGTCGGTCAGGGGGATGAACGTGGAGTAGTTCCACGCACCAGACGCGACGTTGAGCACCTTGCCGCTCACGGGGGCGGTGGTTGTGGTTGTGACGGTGCCGAGCCCGAGTTTCGCGAGCGTGTCGAGCGTCCACTCATGGAGTGTCGCCGTTACCTCGGCACCGGTGATCTGGTCCGATACATCCACTTCGGGCGCGTTGTCCGGCTGGACGGTGATCGATTCGCGGTTCACGGTGAGTTTTGCACCCTTCAGGATGCCGACGTCGGTCATGTCGGCGAATGTCCCGGGGTGATCCTCGACCTCGAGTTTGCAGCTGCCAAGCCGGATTGCGGCCGGGTTCTGCACGTCTGTCTGGAATGTCATGTTCAAGTCTCCTCTAGGTATATGACGATCATATCGACAGGGATCCAGTAGATCCCGGTCGTCTCGTCATGGTCGTCGTGCTGTCCTGCGTATCGGGTCTCCTCGATACGTGCGCCGTCCCGGACGCCCCGGTAGCCATGCAGGGCGCACCGGACCGCATCGGCGAGGTCCGCGGCACCTTTCCAGGTCATCGCCATGCAGGTATACTGCATCCGCGCCTGCACGGTGCCGGTCAGGGCGTCCTGCACCCGGCTCACCATCTGGTAGGTGATCGCCGGAAACATCGGCTCTCGCGGGAGAGCTGTCTGATATGCCCGGCCACCGACCAGGGCAGCGACGGCCGGGTCAGCGACCAGGACAGACCGGAGGATCGACTCAATCTGCACGACCCGTCCTCCGTGCTATGATGTCCGCGACCGCGCCCCGGAACTCCTGGAGCGCGGGTTTTCGGTTCTCGTCGAGCGCTGGCCGGAGATGTGGTCGGGGCGCCTGGTTGTAGACACGACCAAGTTTGTCGCGACCAACAAACCCATACTCCAGCCGGCGGCCGTAGGGGCTGTCCGTCCCGACTATCACTGTGCACCGTGTCGGGGTCTTCGTGGTCGTTTCCAGGTGAAATGAGCGTCGATACGTCCCGGTCTTGTACGGGGTGCGACCGCCTTCGGGCACGGTGATCCGCACCTGGTTGAGGACCGGAAGCGCCGCCGCACGGGTCGCTCCTTCGAGCGCCGGACCCCGGATATCATCAGCCATGGCAGCGAAGGCCTTCGCGAGGTCGGCCCCTCCCTTGAGGGTGATGCCGGGACTGCTCACCGCAACCACCCACCAGAGACAAACGCCACAACAAACGCGACGACCGCCGAAACGATTGCTGCGAGCGCACCGTCCCGACCGCTGCGGCGGGCAATTGTGGTCTCGATATCGACGATACGCCCATCCTGTTTCTGGTTTGCCTTCTTGATCTCGCTCAACGCCTCTTTGATCCACCGAACGTCCTGCCGGGTCTCGTAGATCATTGCCTGGAGCGTGGTATCGTCGGTCACCGCACCACCTCGCAGGAGAGACGAGTCATACTCCCGAGGATCTGCTCGACGAGCAGGATATCGTAGGTCGTGCCGTCGACGACCGCACGGTCGGACTCCTTGATATCGTCATAGTGCCCCTGCAAGGCGATCGCCGTGGTCGCGACAACGTAAGTCTGGTTCGGCCCTTTGATCTCGCGACCCTTGAGCGGCATCACATTGCATGACACAGCGGCGTATCGGTCCGTCCAGGTGGTTGCGACCTGCCCGTCGTCGTCCACAGTCTCCGTGAGGCGCTGGACCGTGCAAAGGCTCGGGAAATGGCTATCCAGTGACGTCACGAGCCGGGGATCAACGAAGATGGGTATCATGGGATCCTCCGGAGCTCTGACGAGAACGGTGTCCACGGCCCCGAAACGATCTCGACATATCCATCACTATCGACCTGCGCCCGCAGTGTCTCCGCCTGCTGGTGGAGTGCGTTTGCAACCGCCTGACCGTTTGTCTTGAGGCCGTTGACCTCGATATACTTGAGGAGCAGCGCCTGCGATGCTGCGATCTGGTCGAGTGCCTGCGCCGCCGCGAGCCGGACGTCCTGCTCGTTGAGCGAGAGAAAAACGGCGATCTCTTCGTCTGAGAATATCTCGTAGTCAGGATCGCGGTCGGTGCAGAGTAGTCGCACGATGCCGATCGGGGTGGTTGGGTCGTATGTGAATGTCATCAACCCTCCTTGATCACCTTGAGATCGCCGGGTGGTTGTGCGGGTTCTCTCATCGATTTGAGGTCTTTGCGGAGCCCGAGCAGCTGCCCGTTCAGCCGTTTTAGTTCGGTGATCTGTGCATCCTGTCGTGCAATCACAGCGTGGAGTATGGCATCTGTCCGGGTTACCGGGTCGGGTACTTCATTCATTTGATCGACTCCGGGAGGGGTGATACCCCTCACTGTCCGAAGCTGCCTACAGCTCCACGGTAGTCCATCGCCTTCCCACCGACGATGTGCCGAACCTTGAACTCAATCGAGTCTGTGTCGAAATCACCGCCGAAGGCGCTGACATCGCCACCACCGATCATAGACGCGTTGGGTGCCTTCATGAACAGCTGCGGCTCCTCATGTCCACGGAGGAACCCGATCTCGACTGCCGGGCGTTCAAGCTGCCCCGGATCGGCGAACAGGAACCACGAGGTCTTGCCGACGGTGCCCGCGGTGACGATCTTCGGGATGTAGGGCGCGACGGATACCTTCAGGTTCCCGAAGAGCCCAGGTGTCTGGATCTTGGTGTCGGTGCCCGATGCGATCTCGGTCTGGATTGTCTTGACGATCTCCAGCGCCGTGAGTTTGAGCGCGGGGGGGACCACGAGCACGGCGGGGTCATTGATGATCGGTTCGTCGCCAGCGTCACTGAGATCGGCCATCGTGGCGGCTGCCGTCTTCAGGTTGGCTGCGTTCAGGGCAAGCGCGAGCTTGTTGCCGTTCGCGTCGTTGAAGAACGTCGCATCCGGACCGTTTGCGTCGCAGATCAGCGACGTGGCGAGCTTCTCGGTCGTGCGCTTGGCGGCAATACCGAGCCGAGACGGGATGGTCGTGAGCGCCGAGAGGTCGTCGTTGATGAACGCCTCCCAGGAGAACTTGAACTTCCGCCCGAACTTCTCAACCTTGTAGGAGTACTTGCCCTCGTCGAGGTCGGTATACGGGTACTCCGTCGTCTCCTTGACTGAGGAGAGCACACCGTCACCGAGATCGAGGTAGTGTCGTTCCAGGGTGCGGAAATCTTTCGCGTCGCGATAGATGCTACACCAGTCCTGGTATGATGTCGGGTACGACCGGTATCCGCCGAGCAGCGTCCGGTCAATCACCCCGCCGAGCAGGCCGGGGAAATCACTGGTTGTCATCGATTCTGCGAACCGTGCACGGGCCACCCGTCCATTCCGGTAATCGTCGACGAATTTCATGGTCTCGATGAGTTTCTGCCGGTATGCCGGATCGGTTCCGAACTTCTCTCTCAGCGATCGGCTGAGGTTTTTGCCGTCATTATCTTTCTCTGTCATTTCACACCTCCTCCTCTGGGAGGAATTCGAGCATCAGTGCTGCCTCGTCGAGCGCGGTCGCGGATCCGGTCTTTGTCGCCGTGAAGAGCACGACGTCGCCGGCCGCGAGGACCTTGTGGGTCGCGCTGAGCGTCCCGAGGCTGAGCGGGGTGTATGCTGCGAGCGCGGATCCGCCGGTCGCCTTCGTGGTCATCTCGACGATCTTGTCGGTGCCTGCACCGGCGGTGCCGAGGTTGGTCAGCGCAAACGTCCAGTAGTTGGTGTCGTTCGCTGCCACAGCGTCCTTCGTGACGATCTTGGCGGCGTTCAGACTCCCGGCGGTCG